CGCGCAGCTTCCCTACCGTTAGCGCAATATCCTCGTTCTCCTGGTCGCGGCGTTTGATGTATTGCTGGTTTCTTTCCCGTTCATCCAGCAGTGCCAAAGCAACCTTTGGATTAAAGGCAGCAATAAATTCAGCATTGGCCTGCTGTTCCATCTGGAAATCTTCATCGAAACCGCTTTCAGGATGCGCTCCTTCAATTCTGCAAATGGGAAGATATCCAACAACTTCACGATGAATTAGCGCATCACCAGCATCAAATCTCTCCTCTCCATATTCGAGCGACCACTCACCACACGTTGCTTTTTCTGCCTTGGCACGCAGTGCCTGATAGTCAATCTTGTTCATGTCACATCACCCTGAATCCGTTGCATTTACGTAAGAAATCGCAGATATAGCCCTTCATTTTTTCATGCCAATCTCGATCATTCCCATTGCACCAACCATCAGGTGGAGTCCAGTTTTCTATCAGAGCAGCAATTTTCTTTGCTTTCGCCGGAGTAGCTGTTGCGGTATCGCAGTAATGACGAGTGTCAACCAACGTATCCATACCATCGATATCAAGTACGCAAAACCATGTGTGATTCGGCATTTCAACAGATGGTATTTGTTGCCCACGTCGACGTTTATCAATAAGACATACACTCACTGCTTGCCTCCTTTACGCAACATCGCATTCAGATATTTGTTTTGATTTACTGACGGAAAAGAATTTCTCTTAAGTAATTCCTCTCTCGATGGCATTGGCTTTACGCGCTGGCGAATAATCATTTCTGCCGGAAGAATGCTGGGATTGTATGCAAGTCCTCTCATGGTAAATTCCTCAGTTATTACTGATAGCGCCATAGCGTGAGCGGTAATTACGCAGGCGCGGGTCAATTTCAGGGAAGTGGGTATATGTGGCTTTGCGGAATGGTCGGATTGATGTCTGGTAAATTCGCTCGCGTTCTTCTTTCTCTGCAAGCCATACGCAGTGGCGAAATTCCTTTTCCTCTTTTGTTTCCTGCGGTAGCGACATTATCCGGTCGTAATTTTTCCTGAATTTATCCAGCACCTCCGATACGGAATTGCCGGAACAGCGGCGCGGGTCATCCGCACCATACAGAGGCGCTGGCATAATTAAATCCTTATTTTTCTAAATCAGAATGGGATGGAATCGTCGTATACAGGGGTGTTCTGCTGGTTACTACTTTGCTGCTGCGGGCCATTTCCTGAAGCTGCAAATCCAATCTTTGCATTCAGTAATTCAAGAGTGATTGATTGACCATTTTGCCCCTGATAAACATCAACCCTGATGTTTTCTCCGGTAATTTCTACAATGCCACCTTCAACAAGAACACTACGGTAGTAATCCGCTTGCGCTCCCGGCTTGGCAAATACAACGGCGTTGTAGTTTGTCCATTCTTTCTTTTTTGTCTGGCGATCGTAATACTGAACGCCAGCACGGATGTTGAATCCGATATTTTCCCCGGCCTGAAACTCTCTTGCGGGCTTGTTTAGTCTTACAGTAATCGAATGTGCCATTAAGCAGCCGCTCCTTCTAATTCGTCTCGTCTGATGTTGTAAACGTCCTGCGCTTTGTGCTGCTCCGGTGTGCCTTCGAGCATCTTCCACGCTTTGGCGAACGCCTGTTTAAGCTCTTCTACGGTGTTTTTCTGCAATGCTGCGTCAGTGAATGCTTTTAGAACCTGTTCAGGTGTAGGTGATGGTTTTGATTGCTTTGCTGCTGCGTTCTGCTGATGTTTATGCTCGTCTGTATCTGCATCTTTCGCATCATCAATGCCGAACAAACCATTGAGGCAATACTTGCGTGCATAAGAGCTTGTAGCTCCCGTAACTTGTGCAGAATCCATTCCTTTCTTGCTTTCTTCCTCTCGTGCAAGAGCGGTTGCCGTATGACTGTTTTCGCCATCGGTAATAGTTGCCGTGGCTTTCACGTAATACCGATTACCAATCAACACAACTTCATCGCTGATTGATAAAAACAGACCATTCAGTAACGGCTTAACGCCTTCAAGAATGTCTTCGCAGCTTCTGTATTTATATTTACCGAATGAGTTGTACTGATTCTTGGGCGCGTTCAGATTTTCCTGAATAGCTGCCAGTCTTGCGTAAAATTCTTTGCTCATATGATTGTTCTCAGAATGGACATGGCCCAAGGAAATAACGCTGATTTAATACTTCAGTCTTTGCCGCATTTAAAAATACGCGAACACCTTCACGATCTCCCTTCTGGCGATACATTAACGCCTGCTGCGTGTACATGCGTCTCTGTAACTTGCTCTCCTTCACGGTGGTTGCAAGTGACATGAATATCTCCTTCGTTACCGATTAATTCTTTCATCTGACGAATGAATTCTTCGTCTGACCAGTTATCTGTAAAACTCATGGGCGGCCTTGTTGTTTCAAAATATCCCAAAGCTTTTCGAGCAAGCTTTTCATTCTTGGTTGTTTAAAGTCTGCTCCGGTTAAAATATTTTTTCGTGAATGCTGTACCGATAAAATCGGGTTGAAAGGGCGAACCGATGCCGCCCCTGCAATAGCGAACTGTTGCATAGGATGCTCCTTCTGTTTGATTGCATAACGAAAACGCCTCGAGTGAAGCGTTATTGGTATGCATATAAAAAGGCCCTCACACTGGAGGGCAAAGAAGATTTCCAATAATCAGAACAAGTCGGCTCCTGTTTAGTTACGAGCGACATTGCTCCGTGTATTCACTCGTTGGAATGAATACACAGTGCTTATTCGTACTAATAAAACACCCAATTTTCTGTTTCTTGGTTGTGTCCAAAGTTATATTCAATATCTGGTATTGATGTATCAATATTCTTCATCCCATCAACAAGAGTTGATACAACAGCCAAATCTTGTTTGATTCTCATTAAATGGTACTTCTTCCGGCGCAATAAACTTTCAATGGCAAGTTTCTTCGTCGGGAATGCAAAAGATCTTTCGGCATTTTTTGCTACTTTCTTAATTGCATATCTATTTCTCCTTTGTTTCCATTCCTGTAACCACTGATTTGGTGCTGGTTTAAAATTAACAATCCAATGCGCAGGAACCAACCATGCATAATGATCTGTCTGATGAAAAGCTATATATTGAAGTGCGAATATTTTGATTCCATCTTCTTCAACTGTCGCTTGGAATCTCCAGAAAACAGGCATTCCATCATGTTCAGTTTCTGATTCAGGAAAAGGTACGCTCCATGATTTTGTCATATCTCACCTCAAATAATTCAGTGCTGTGTTTATTCTGTTGTTTATGCCAAAAATAAAGGCCGCCATCAGGCAGCCTTGTTGTTCAGTTTACCAAGTTCTCTGGCAATCATTGCCGTCGTTCGTATTGCCCATTTATCGACATATTTCCCATCTTCCATTACAGGAAACATTTCTTCAGGCTTAACCATGCATTCCGATTGCAGCTTGCATCCATTGCATCGCTTGAATTGTCCACACCATTGATTTTTATCAATAGTCGTAGTCATACGGATAGTCCTGGTATTGTTCCATCACATCCTGAGGATGCTCTTCGAACTCTTCAAATTCTTCTTCCATACATCACCTCAAATAAGTGGTTTGCTGCCAAAACAATGAACCATCCGGAAATTCCAGATAGTTCATAATTCACTCTTCAATACTTCCAACTTACTAATCGCCGATAGATATCCGCGCTGATAGGGCATCATCATTCCTTCGAGCTTGCCACTTCTTAACTCCTCCCTGAGCAATTGTATTGCTTGATCAATAACCTCTGCCTTAGCGTCCTTTATGGCTTGCTTGCGGGGCTTTGCTTTCTGCTTTGGCAGATTTCTCAAGCATGATGGAATGTATGTCTGATTCATCACTTACCTCGCTGTCAGTTGTTTTGATTTCCGGTATCCTGCCGCGTAAATGGCTACGTTTGGCAGGCAAATACTTCCACTGCGTTCATCTTCTTCCTTGCAGCAAAGGCTTCCGAGTGATGCTGCTTTATCTGCTCTGACGCAACCAGAGAGCTTTAGCGCAATTTTTCGTGCCAGTCGCTGCTCTTGCATTGCCTGTTCACGTTGAGCCTGTCTGCGTGCTCTGCGGCGATTTCTGGCGTTATCGTCAGCCAGATATGTAATGACTACTGTCATGTTGACCTCCGATGATTGACTTTGGCGGTGACGCGCCGGGTGCTTATCTTCCGGTTGCCGTCGTGCAGCTGCACTTCACGTCACCCCAAAGCCAACTACTCTTTGGTTCCCGCATTTCGGCGGGACAATCCCATCAATGTTAAAGAGCCTGCCAATCTGTTCCGTTTGGCTTCCAGCGCCCTGCTGATGGCTAAAGAATACTGTAGGTATTTTATTGTGTAAATACCCAAGGTATTTATTTTTGGTGAAATAATGATAAGCAAATGAATACAAAGGATATTTATTTTTTCGGTGTCTGCTTGTTCAGTGCTTTTTATGCGGGATATGTGAAGTGGATCCCGATAGCTATTGCTGCCGGGATTATAGGTTAGTCAGCGAAGGTTAAGACGAGAATTACCTTAATGATGTCTGCTACAACAGACACGGCCATAGATAAACCAAAGACGATCCAAGCCACAGTGATGTCTTCACTACCATCGTATAGAGTTCCGTAATCACTGGTGTAAGGCGTAAATGTCGCGCCTTGATACAATAGGTATAAGCTTGATCCATAGAGGATAAATGCAGATATCCCTTGTATTGCTATGATCACCAGAATCATGAAACGAGCTGATCTATGCGCCCAAGCCTGGCTTATTTTTTCTGATAGAGATTTCGCAATAAAAGCATGCGCTAAGCCGTAAATTGTCGAGATTGCCAACATCCCAAAAAAGCTTGCTATAGCGGTTCCAACCATAATCGCCCCTTGCGTGATCAAACCAGCCTTAGTTTTGTCTCAATTGCAACGCCTATAATCTTGCAGTTTCCATTGATTGGCACGAGAGGCCATGCAGGATTAAGTCCCTTGAGGTATTTATTTCCGCCGTCGATTATCAGCTTCTTGAATGTTGCTTCGTTAGAGTCAGAAAGTTTTGCTATGACCAAGCTGCCGTTGATCGCCTCCCTTCCGGTATCGAAAAGAACGAATGTTCCCTCTGGAATGCTTAACCCAACCGGTGCCGTCATTGAATCACCTTCCACTTTAAGCCAGAACGCATTACCTTGAATATGCGCGTCAGACTCAAGCCAAACATCTATGTCTTTAATGGTGTATGGTTCGCATGCTTCACACCACGAGCCAGCCTGGATACTGCTTAACACCGGATACCTCTTTCCTGCTCTGTATTCCCCTGCATACCTTACGTTGGCATCGCTCTTAAGGCTTTCTGCCTGTTCTGCAACCTTGGCAGCAATTGACTGGCTAAAATCAGCAATTGAGACTTGCAACAAACGTGCAAAACCAGATGCGACCTCAACGTTTAGCGCGTTTCTGCCATTAAGATAATGCCCTACCGCTCCTTGGGTGATACCCAGTTCATCAGCGATTGAGTATTGGGTTATTCCCAATTCTTTCTTTTTTGACTCATACAAAGCCTTAAGCCGCTTAGCGTCTTCGAGCTGTTCTGTCGTCAGTGATTTTTTATTTTCCATAGCTTAATTCTAATAGCTAAGGTACTTAAACTAAAAATACCCTGAGTATTGATTGCTTTGAATACCTGTAGTATTCTTTGTTCATGGTTAATAACGGAGAGTGCATATGATTCGAATGACACTTGCCGATTACGCCAAAATCCATGGACAGGCTAAAGCAGCCAGTGACTTTGGTGTAATCCAGTGCGCTATCAGCAAGGCCATTCTGGCAGGCCGTAACATCATGGTTACGGTAAAGCCTGATGGCAGTGTGATTGGAGAGGAAGTTCGTCCTTTCCCAAGCAACAAGAAAAACAAATAGTAACACCGCTCTTTAACAGTCATGGTCATCATTCCCGCCGAAATGCGGGAATACAACGCGCATAATTTGATGCGCATAACTTCTTATTTGTTAAGGAAATACTTACATATGCAACTTACAAGTACTCGCAAGAAAGCGAATGCAATTACAAGCAACATCCTGAATCGAATTGCTGTACGTGGTCAGCGAAAGGTTGCCGACGCGTTAGGGATTAATGAATCGCAAATTTCGCGATGGAAAGACAGCTTCATCCCCAAAATGGGAATGCTTCTGGCTGTTCTTGAATGGGGTGTTGAAGACGAGGAGTTGGCGGAACTGGCTAAGAAAGTAGC